CAACAAGGTCGTTGCCGGAAACACGGCGATGACGGTCACCGGTCGGAGCGGACACATCAGAAGCGAACTCAAGGTCCACCAGCTCAAGGCCGGCCGTAGCAGAGGTCGTACGAAGCGCACCGTTGGTCTTGTGGGTGTAAGCAACACCGGCCAGCGTCAGGAACGCGAGCTGGTCCATCCGGTCGGCCATGGCGTAGGCCAGAGCGTCACGGCTGGTCTCACGGAAGTTCACCACCGACTTCTGATCAGCCAGACGGCCTGCGATGCGGTTTGCAAAGCGAAGCTGGTCAAGCTCAACGGTGATGTCGTAGGAGCGCAGTGCTTCTTCGTTCCCTTCCAGGGTGTTGTCACCGGTCACACCGTCGCCGGTCATGTCGGCGAGCAGCGTCAGGACTGCACGCGTGCCTTTGTCGGAACGGGTGAGTTCGGTGATCCGTTGGATCATTGCGTTAGAACCGGTCCCTGCGAACTGGTTCACGAAGGACATGTTGCGAGCAACACGCCAGAAGTCGCGACTCCACGCGGTAAGCTGTTCGGAAGTCAGCGACGCAAAGTTAGTAAGAGCCATGGTAGGCCTCCTAAATTATTGTCGATGTTATGCAGCAAAATAGCTGCCGTACCCTTCGTTTTCAGCCGACTTGTGGAGCGGCTAACCCGTTCCCCGTATCGTGGGGCAACGACTTAGCGCGTATTTACGAGGCGCGACCTCGGCATGTTTTACGCCGATGCAGGCGAGGACGTTTTTTACGTGTGCGACACGGCCCGATATCGTACGGACGGACGAATATTGCAATACTAGTAACTGTTTCTAATAAACACAAGCCTATTTAGAACGGCTATTTCTTGGGGCTCGATCGCTTTCTGATCCCGGGTTTGGGCATGAACGCCTCTAAAGGCTTCCGTCCTTTATTGGCATCTCTAACAGATTTAGCCCTAGAATTAACGGCGGCGCCTTTAGGTTTGGGTGTCTTAGAGGTAGTTTTTTTAGCGGCCATTGCTAGCTCCTCCTGTATTTACGAGTTTTAGCCGCAATCTTCTTCGGCTGCTTAGAAAACTGCTTCCCGGCTTTAGTATCTTTGCGCTTTTTACGAGAAGTAGCTGCGTACTCTTTCTTAGAAAGAGCCTCGCGGGCCTTCTTCGGTAGGTAGCGCTCCCCGGTGGCTTTAGACCCTTGAGTGCTTGGCTTACCGGACTTGGTGCCCCACTCTTCCTTGGTCCATTTACGTAAGGACTTCTGAGACTTTTTAAGAGCCATCAGCTTTTCTTCTTATTCATCTTACGTAGGGTCATGGCTAAACGCGCTCTCTGCCCCGTCTTTCCTGGCTTTTTTGCGGCTTTACGAAGGTCTTTAGCCGGGATCTTTTCACCCTTCTTCACGCCCATGGTCTTACGTAAGGCCCCAGGCTTCTTGATAGCGTCTTTGATCCACTTTTTCTTTTCGGCCATTAGTCTCTATAGCCTCCGCCTTTAGCCTTATATTCTTTGGCGAGCATCTGCGCCTTCCTGGCGCTCCACTGTCCGGGTTTTCCGCCCTTACTGCCCGCTTTAATTTTCTCAAAGAGCTGCTTACGCATGGTCGGCTTAGTGTAATTACCGGCGGCGTTTACCTTACTCTTTGTCTTTTTAGCGGGCTTTTTATTCACTTTTAGTAGCCTTTCTTTTTCTTCTTCGCCATGCTCTTTTTGGGGGTCATAGCAGGTTTAGGGGCTTTCTTACCTTTTGACTTCTTACCGTACGCCATAGCCTCCTCCTTAGATTTAAAAAGACGCTGAGATGAAGCGCTGTGACTAGCGCCACTATGCACCTCACCATTAGGCATCTTGTGCGATTTACCAGAATAACGCCGGCCATCTCTAGTAAACATCACCACTTCACCTTATCGGCCCAGTAGGCCGCGCTCATCTTACCCTTTTTAATATTACGTGCATGTCGAGCTTTAAACGACGCCCGCTTCTGCTTCATGCGCTCCGACTCGCCTGCCTTTGGCTTACCCGCGGTCTTCGCACCCTGCTCACCAAAGCGAATAGTCTTAACCTTATCGCCCTCTTTAGCCACTACAACGTGGCTCTTTTTAGGGTGGTTAGGCGTCCGCTTCGGCTTGTTATAGCCCGAGACCCCTACCCGCTCCAGCCGTGGGTCCTTCTTACTTGCCACTTTTCTTCCCCTTCTTCGTCTTCTTACGAGTGTCGAGGACGAACTTCTGCTTTTGTGTAGGGTAAGCAAGTTCCCACTGGGCTGGTTTACGGGCCATGATCGACTCCTTAGAGAATATCGCCCCTGAGGCGCTTCAGCGTGGCCTCTGGGAGCGCTGAGAACTCTTCCTCAGTCATGTTAGAGATGTCAGTCGCGCGCTCTCCACGGGACGCAGAGGACTCCCCAGGCAGCTCCGGAGGCTGAGATGCCGCCGCTTTGAGTTTACGGCTGACTTCTGCGCGCTTTTTAGCCACTTCATCCGCCTGTTTCGGTGCCGCTTGGGTAGCAAGCGACGGTGCTTCGCTAGAGGAGTCTAGACCGTACTCTTTAATCACGTACTTTGCAGCCTTCGATAGCGCTGCAACGGCGTTTTCACCTTTAACAATGAAGGCGTCGCGCAAATCGATGACTTCCTGGGTGTACTCTTCGCTGTAATCGGAGCTAGAACGGTCGAAAACTGGGAAATTAGCTTCCAGATCGGCTGCGGCCTGCTGCAAAGCGGTCATCTGCTGGTTTTGAGTGACCTTTTGCTCCATTTTCTGGCTGAGTTCGTACTCAAGCTGGGCTCGTTCGGCCTGTCGAATCTCCGCACGAAGCGCTGCAGCCTTCTGAGACTCCCCATCTAGCACCAAGTTCTGATATTCGATCTCTTTTTCGGCGAAATCGTAGGTCTCGGGAGCATTTTCCACCTGCTCCTTAGCCGCCATGAGGTCATCCAGCTGCTGTTGGAGCGCTTTCTGCTTAGCGAGCACCTCATCGAGCCGTGATTTCGGCACCATGGGCTTCTTCTGCTCAGGCTCTTCCTCAATTTCAGGCTCTTCGGCCTCAATTTCGGGCTCTTCCCCAAGCGCAGACGGCTCTTCCGCCTCTTCTTCGGCCTCAACTTCCGATACTTCGGACTCTTCAGGAGCTTCTTCAGGCTCAGCCTGCGCCGTTTCCACCTCTTCTTCAGCCTCAACTTCCGGTTCCGGAGCTGGTTCTGGCTCCTGCCCAAGGCCAAAGTTCATGTCCAACCGGTCGTTGGCGCCTTCCTCAAGCTGGTCGGCCCCCGGCATGCGGTCGAAAGTTACTGTCTTGTCCTGAGCTTCGCTCATGTCAATCTCCTATTGATTAATCGGGGGCCGCACGTTCGGAATGTTTACCGGCTGCGGTTGTTGAGGCTGCTGGTTCCGCTGCTTAGCAGCCGTCTGCATCGCCGTAGCAGCGATTCGAGTAGCCGCTGCAGTCTCTTGCTGCGAGCGACGGGTCTGGTTAGTGAGAGCTGCAAGTTCACGCCGCAAGTCGAGTTCCTGCTGCTTCATGGCCATCTTGCTCTGCAGCTCGGCCATACGTAGCTGCGGGTTGACCTCTGCGGTGTCCTGCACCTTGGAGATATTGACCGCCGCTTCGGACTGCAGCTTCTGGACCTCTGCCTGCAGTTTACCCAGCTCAAGCTGCGCCTGCTGCATGGCCATCTGCGCCTGCATAGCCTGGACCTCTGCCTGCTCAGGCGTCGGCGGCTCCTGACCCGTAAGCGCACGGATGCGCTTGGCCAGCTCCTGCTTACGAGCCAGGTGGCTGTACTCAATGATGGCGTCGTCAGGAATAGCCACCCCGATTTGCCGCATGTTGAGCGCTTCAGCGAACTGCACCTCGTCGAAGCTATCACGGGCCGGAGCCGTGGCTATCACAACGTCATATTCCCCTAGGGTCAAGTCGTTGACGATGCGGCCCTCGGGGGTCATCTCGTTGATGATCATGGGCTCACGAGGCTGAAGCGGGTCATCCTCGTTGGTGATCATGATGATCCGCTGCTCGGTGTAGAAGCTCTGGATGAGGTTCAGCACCTTCTCGGCCAGATAGTGGCGGGCCTTACGCAGGTTATCCAGGGGCACCTGAATCATGATAACGCCACGATTCTGCTTGGCCTGGATGGCTACGCCGGACACCTCAGCGCTATCCGACCCCAGCATGGAGTCGTTGATGCCGCTGATGGTTTTGATGTTCAACGCGGCTTTCTGGCTGATGCGGTCAAGGCCGGTAGGGATTTGGTTGGGCGGGATCTTAGAGGGCGGGTTGGACCCACGGTTATATTCCAGCACGAGACCTGTCTCAGCCCCGTGCTCCTCTAGGTCGTCTGCCGTCATCCCGACCAACGAGCCGCTTTCGACGACCCACCCGCTGTTAGCGGTAGTGTTGACGATGTGCAGCTCCTGGCTCGCAATCTTGTTCAGCTGCTCCTGGGGAGACAGCAGATTGCGGACCATTCCGAAAGGACGACCACGGCGGAAGTACGCGAAATAAGGAACAACTGTGAAGTCATTGTAGGGCGACCAATCGTCGTGCAGGACCACCTTGTCGCAGGTCACGGTCCAACGAACGCGACGCTTCACCTTAGAGATGATATCTAGTCCGTGCTGCTTGGCGAACTTCTTCGCTTTCGCATCCGACCAAGCCTCGGGCACATCTCGTTGGTCGCCCGTAAGCGGGTCCACGTAGCAGTCGACGCGGTGCATGCGCCGGTGCTGTCGCTCAATGACCCGCAACGCGCGCACATTCCGGTATTCATCATCCCCAGGAATGCCCGCCCCAAAGTAGTCGTCAGTTTGATCAAGGTCGCCATAACGAGTTTCTTCGTACTCTATCGAGTCTCTCCCGAAGCTGTTGCCGTTCTCTGCGATAAAGCGCAACTCTTCGGCTTTTTTCTTCCCGTACAGCTCTTCGATTTCGTCGAGAGTCATCCATTTCGTTTCAAAGACCTCGTTCCACGTTTTGGGATCGTAGTCCTTGGCGTCCGGATCGATAAGGATGTCCAACGGATCTTTAGCCGTGATCCGAATTTCGCCTTCCACATGGTCACTGAAGTCCATGCGAACGTCAAAGAATCCACGGCCGTCCATGATGAGGCCGTCGCTGAACACCTGCTGCTCGACCCAGTCGAGCTTGTTGTTGTCCGCGATCTGCATGTACAGCTTGGTCAACGTGTTAGCTACGTCGCTGTCGCCATTGCGCCGGGGCTTGAAGCGCACATCTGCACGGCGCGTGGACTGTTCTCCAAGGACCGTGTTCACGGTCGGGAGTACGGTGTTGATGGTCAGGGCGGGGCGGCCCTGGGCTTCAAGTGCTGCGAGGTCCGATTCGTCCCACTGGTCGCCACGATAGTAGGCGTCGCACTTCTTGGCCGTTTCAATGTACTCAAGGTGACCGTTGTCACGGGCTCGGATGTATCGATCCCACTGACGGCTGGCGACTTCCTGTTGTTCGCCGGGGGTCATTCGCTTAGCACTTTTAGTAATGGCCATATTACGCACTCATCGCTGAACGTTGGCGAGGCGTCTTACCAAGGTATTCGAGCCTGTCTCGCCAGGAAGACTCGCGGATCACGGGGGCGCTGTAGGTCGAGAACTCCGTCATCATCAGACCCAACCACGCCAGAGCGTCGACTTGGTCGTCATGCACTCCATTCGGAAACCGCAGCAGCTCTGCTACCAACGGCCCCGTAAAAATCTCGTTGCGCGGCAGGAACACCATGCCCTGCTGCATCCGGCCCTGGATAGCGCGGGCCCGCGCCTCTTTGTCTCTGCGCCCCGTCTTAAGATCCTTGAAGTACGCTTCGTAGAGCCCTCGCTCACGAACGCGTTTCTCCAAAAATGGTCCAAGGGCCATCTCGATGTGCCCTTTTTCAATGCCAATGATCGACGGTTTCCACTGTTCATACAAATCTAAAATACGCTCGACCAGTTCAAAACCGTCGAAACGCCCACGAACTACGTCCATGACGAACAGTTCGTCGTGTTCGTTTACTCCGATGACCATGCCCACGGAGTAATCGTTCCTGTCCTTCTTGCCGATGGCTAAGTCCCAAGCGGCATAAAAACGCATCTGGTTATAGTCAATATCTTCAGGATCATAATACTGGATCATGCCCCTGGTGAAATAGTCCCCATCGTCTGCTACGGGGTTCTGCTGATAGAGCGCTGACCAGTCTCGGGGGCCGACGGCTTTTTGGATTCGGATAAGAGCTTCATTGTCGTAACGCTCGGGGTGGAGGGGCTCACCCACCCCACGAAACTCTTCATCCTCTTCTGCGATAGCCGGATAACGTACGACTTCCCAGTCGTCACCGCCTTCCGCAGTCGCTTTGAGCAATCGGCCAGCCAAATCATCATCATGCCACCTAGTAAGAATGACAAGAACACCGCCGCCGGGAGCAAGTCGCGTATATGCAGTCGACGTATACCAGTCCCAGTTGGCGTCTCGGTTGTTTTGGCTCTCAGCATCTTCACGGTTTTTTACAGGGTCATCGATAACAAGGATGTGAGCACCTTTACCAGTAATACCGCCCCCAACACCAGCAGCAACAAATCCACCGCCAGCGGTGGTAAGCCATGCTTCAGCAGATTGGCTATCGGGGTCCAGACGGGTCTTAAACGCGGTTTTATATGTCGGCTCACGAAGGAGCTGACGAACCTTACGACTGAAGCCCATAGCGAGCGAACCGGAGTAAGAACAGGAGATAAACTCATGCTCTGGGTTTCTACCCAAATGCCAAGCTGGGAACGCAATCGACGCAAGCGTGGACTTTCCGTGACGGGGAGGCATAAAGAGCATAAGCCTTGGCGACTTTTTCTCCACAACATCCTGAGAGAATTTCTCAAGGCGGCGGCAGATATCCTTATGCACCCAACCAGCAGAGTAGTCAGGATTGAACCGCTCGACGAAGGGAAGTAGTCGCTTACGCGTAAGGATTCGTAGTGCGAGTTCTTTTCGTGCCTTATCTTCAACGGACAGCTCCTCTTCGCCCGTGTCTCCCTCCACCGGAGCTGGTGGTGGGAGCGCCTCCACATCATCTGCCTTGCAGTAACAGCAGAGTCCCTCTACCCCCTCACTGAAGAGCGTTTCGGGGTGCAGGTTCTTGCACCGCTTACACTTACGCTTGGGGACTTCGATATTCAACTTTTATCCGGCTCTAAGTAGTCGTTGCCTTTACCTGCGATCTGCAACAACTCTTCGTCTGACATGCGCTCAAGCTGCTTGGCGCTAGTGTTCACGTTGATATTGATCTGGGTAGCTTGGTCAGGCATGCCTAAACCGTGCAACTTGACCAGGGAATCAACGGTGTTCTTCATCTCGGTGGCGTTAGCAGCGGACGAATACGCTTCCATATACATCATATGTGCGTTGTTACGGGTGAAGTTCACCTCTTCCCGCATCTGCTCACGGTAATATTCGATGGCTTGGCGCACTTTAGGGCGTTTGGACGCCTCAAGGGCTGCTGGGGCATGGGAGTAGCCCGCGGCCCGGCCTGCGGCGGCAACGGACATGCCGCTTACGATCCCCAAAACGAGCCGCTCTTGCTGTACCGTAAGGTCACCTAACTGGAGCCCCATGTACGGTAACTGGGACTCAAACTCTAAGCGCTCGATGTCAGCGTCAGTGGACGCTAACGGGGCCTCGTGTTCTAGCTTCGATAAGCTCTGCTCTGACATTGTCATCCAAGAATACGAATAAGGGGGCAACAACACCCTGCTGGTTAACGCCCGCTCGTTCTAGGTAGTCCTCGATGGACATATCTACGTGTCCGGCTTCGTAGAGCATTTCTAGGACCATATACGCGTCGTAGACGAGTACTTCAGTGCCATCTTTTACCCCTGTACCGAGTACAGCGGCATCTAATCCGTCTAGCGCTATCATCTCTACGTGGTCCATTAGGCGCGATAGTAGTCCGAGAGTGAATTAATCACAAGAGTGATGATAAATAGTCTTCACCCACCAGTAGAGCATATCCGTACTTAGGGTATGCTTTAAGATGTTAATCCGATATGCAACAAGTTGTACATTTCCGCGTACATAATCTTTATTCCCGTCTATACGGTCGATGGACGCGTTGAACTCTTTCTTGCCCAGGCCATCGGCATGATGGGTCATGAAGACGCCGGACACGGCGCACTTCCCCTCTTGCTCGCGCCATAGGTTCATTAGGTCTTCGATGGTGAGTTTGAACTCGTGGGTGTCTTTGCGGGCGGACTTCGATTTGGTCAAAAGGCGGCGTAAATAAAGCTCATATGACCCGGAAACAGCGTTGTTTCGCTGGACCATTACGCATTTGCGGCAAGTGCTTCTGAGCCAGCCGTCCTTGAGCCGCTCAAAATTTCCTATCGGAAGGACCTGGCCGCACACTGTACAAGTGTGCTCTTCGGCTTCCACTTCCCCATCCCACTACGGGCCTCGAAGCCGAGTATACACAAGAAACTCACAGAAAATTTTTTCAGAAAATTTTTTCAGAAAAATTTTTTTCAAATTAGCTTTCTGGATTACTCACGCACTATCTCCCCTTCCCGGGTAGAGCCCACCCCAAACCCGGAATCGTTGCATTGGAACCTTGTATCCCTATCCCTTGTTGGAACCTTGTCGCTCAGTAACCCCTTTTGCTTCGCAACGGG